TCATATATGCGGTCATGCCCATATAGGCACCCACAACACCGGCCATGCCAATGTAGAACAGAGCAGATAGGTCGCCTAGGAGTTTCAATCTAGTTTCGGGAATAAAGCCGGGAATCATAACGACAACAGTAAATAGAATCATCGCTACCATAGATATCCAAGCCATACGCCGTTGAGCGTCAGCTTTCTGATCAGCATTTTCTGCTTCGTGTATTTTTTGAACTATCTCTAATTCGTCATCACTCACTATACCATCTCCATCTAAATCGTACTCATTATATTGACTCTCTTCTTGTAATTTTTTTTGAGCCATTATAGTCTCCTACTGTCTATTTTGTTTTTCTATTCGCTGCTTTTCATCCTCCAACCACTTTGTTAATAGTGCAACATAAATATCTCTTTCCCAAGGTATCATATTTTCAATCTCTGTTAAGCTGTACTTATGGTGTTGCATCATTCCAAAATTAATCTTAAAGTACGCCGCTAGACTGTTATGAGAAAGAGTTAGTCTAAAAAATCTGATAGCCCCTCTAGAGTAATTGTAGATTTTACTTTTGTATTCGGATTAGTAATTTCTACTTTATGTCTCAATTTAGGCATCGTTTCAAAAAACGATTGCAATGTTGCAAATTGATCTTGAGTAAGACTATCTATAAACTCATCAAGTTCTTCATTGGATATATCCACAACGTTGTAAATATCATCACCAAACTTAATTGTTTCAACACAACTTTTAAGCACATAAAAAATTCTTTCCACACTGCTTGTTTCTTCGTTGGCCTTTAAAGTAGATTCAACACTTGGATAATTCATTGTAATACTACAATCGTTTCCTTTGGCATCTTTACCAAGGGTGCATTCTGTATTATGATCCTCATCCAACATAATGTTGACTTCTTCAAGGTCAATCTCTGTCTCAACATATGTTTCATTATCATCTGGACAGAGTAGATTAACAGTTACCGTTTCAGAGATCGACTTCTGCCTAATCTTCAAGAAAGCATATTCGATATCAAACATTGGATCAGTCTTTGCACCAATTTCTCCGAAAGTGCAAGCATTGACTAAATCAAGAACCGCTTGATGAGTCGAAGTTGGTTTGTTTTCCTCCATTGCTAAAAGAAGAATTTTTTCTTCTTTGACCAGAAATGGTCGGTATCTAATTTCTTCCCCTGTTGAGGGTCTTTCCATCATATAGGTGGGTGTTTCAAGTTTTGGCAAAGCCATAGTATTGTCTCCTTATCAAATCATTATTATACTGTAGTTGTATTAAAAGTTCTTTGTTGTTTTACTGGTGGTCTGATCGGGTTTCCACCTCCTAATATCTGCTCTTGTAAAGTAGAACTACCTCTACCAGATAGTTCAGTTGGTTGTTTAGTTCCATATTTTCCAATATCAGACCAAAATCTAAAATTAAAAGATACAGTAAATGCATTTATAGGTTCTTTACTCCCCATATCAAGTGATATAGAACCAAGAGTAGCGGGGTATACTTCCCATAATCTAAATGCTGCTGTTGGTCGATGATCCCTGTTTAAAATAAAAATGTCCATATTTCCGATATAATCATTATAGTATTTCAAGTTCCATGTTTTGTCATCATACATCAATCTCTGCCATTCTTGAAAGTACTGATGTATGTCAAAATTTTCATCCATCAGAAATTTAGCATCAATAGAGTCAGCATAACTTATTCCTTGTACAATATTTCTGTTTGGTCCATATATGTTATTATCTGGAATTGTATCTAGTGTATTGCCTGGCAAGTCTACTGCAACTGTTCGTATCATAAGTCTTCGTAATATTGAAGCTCCCCCTAACAAGTTTCTAGGTGGATTGATGTTCAACTGAAATCTGTTAGACTGTGGTAAACCCCCTGATGACAATTCACTACGAAGTGTATCAATTGTTGATGATGGTTTAGGCACCTCTTTGAAGCCTTCAAACCTAGGCAGGCGGATGACTTCGACTTCACTTACATCAAACGCCGAATTAATATTAGATTCTCTTTGATTGTCTACAAATGCCATTAGATCATTTTCCTTGAATCTGCCCAAACTGCCTTAGCAGAGGATTTTTTGAAATTGTGAACAGGGAGCAATGTTGCTACAACTAATTCATCTTCCTCAATCTTACGAAATTGTGATTTTGTATATCCAGCCAAGTATCTGTGTATTGTTGGTTGAACTAATTTAATTCCTTTGATAGCATTGTAACTTGTTCGTAAATCAGAATCCAACATCTTATCCAATAATTTCATTCTTAGAGGTATTGGTAGATAATGAAAATTCAATCCAAGAAATCCGTCTGTATAGTTTTCTATAGGCAACACCAGTGGGAATGAATCATAGTATGGTAATTTCTTTTTGTGTTTGGGTCCATACACAAACATATTCAACGTTCCGCCAAACGGTGATGCGCCTCGTTTACCATCTCTAATAAGGTCCAACCGGCCGGGTTGACCAAATTCCTTAATCTTATCCCGATACCAATCTGTCGAGTATGGTTTGCCTTTTGCAGCGTCTATAACGCCCTGTATGTAATCGCTATTTGCCATACCCTTATTTATAACGAATACCCAAATCATCTTCTGTCAGTATCTTAAATTCCATACCCTTATCTAAACACCAAGAATTTGCTGATTTCCATTTAGCCTCGTTGACCCCCCATGTTTTTACTTCAGAAATCCACCGTTTAGTTTTTCTTGAGGGTTTGGGGTCTGGTGGACTACATTGCTTCTTTGGTTTTACCTCAATAATATATCTTTTCATCTTATTGTCATGTTGTTTGACCTTTATATAGAAATCAGGGAAGTAACGATGCATTCGGCCATCCAAAGGAGATATATAGGGAATAATTACTTCTTCACTACCCCATTCTACTATAGAACTGCTTTGGTCACAATACTTCATAAACTTTCGTTCCCAAAGAGAACGGTAAATAATTTTTGATGGATTGCCCCTATATTTTTGGGGATTTTGTGGTGTGTATCGTCCTTTGTATGCCATGATGTATAAATACCTTTATAGACTATATTTAGATGGGAAAAATACATGGGTGANTTACAGAAATTTATTGCGAATNCCAAAAGAGCCGCAACACAATCAACTAATCCATTTAGTGNCCAGACAGCAGCGGCAGTTGCCGATGCCGCAGATTCCAATAGAAGATCAACGGGTAAAGGTCTTGGTGTAGATATGCTTGCTTACCCTATGGATACTGCTGATTTTGCTCAGGGTCACTATGTTATTTTTCAACTCCACAGTTTAACCAATGGTAAATTAGTCAAACAAGATTCGCCTGGCGGTCGAAACAGAAGTTTTGCACTAAAGGGTTCTTCCAAAAAAGTTGGAACTCAAATTGCACTTTATATGCCCCCACAGGTAAGTGTATCATATAAATCAAAATATGCTGACACAGCAATTTCTTCGACAGCAGAAGATTTGGGAAATATTGCTGGTAAAGTTGCTGGCGGTCAATTTGCATCGGCCGGTAAAGATGCGATAAAAGGTGCTGGTGCGGCTGTCGTAAAAGGAGTAGGCGCCGCCGTTGGCGCTGGTGTAAATGCAGCTGCACAAGGACTGAAAGAATTAGCATTTGTCCAATCTGGAAAGATTGTTACTGACAAAATGGAGTTGGTGTTTGAGGGTGTAGATAGAAGGTCTTTTCAATTTGAATTCACATTTATTCCTAAAAGCACAGAAGAAGCTAACCAAGTATTCATGATTGTAAATGCGTTTAAGATAGCAATGTTACCAAAATACACAGACTCATTTGGAGCAGGGTTTTCTGCTTTGGGTATTGGTGGAACCACGCCTGGTGCTGGTGCTGGCGGTGTTGGGGATGCTGGAAGAGATAGAACACTAACTATACCAACCACTATGGATATCAAGTACTATATGCAACAGCGAGATGGAACAGCAAAAGAAAATGGATATCTGAATAAGATTTCCACTTGCTATTTGTCCAGTTTAGATGTTAAGTATGGTGGTGATAGATATACTGCTTATGAAGAAGATTTTCGTGGCGCTTCACCACAATCAACATCTATATCTATGCAATTTAATGAAATAGAAATTATAACGAAAGAAGCAGCGTTGCAGGGATATTAAAATGTATTTTGAAACATTTCCTAGAATACAATACACCAACACAATTGGTGGAGAGACTCAGAAAGTCACCAATATATTAAAAAGAATTGGTGCAACAGACGCACTCAAACAAAATTTAACTGTATTTGAAAAACATATTGTGGGTGGTACTGAAACGCCAGAGAGCA